CAATTTCGTATTTTACGCCATCGAGGTCTAAGACTGGCTTTTGTTCTTTTTCTTTTTTAGCCATTTTTAGCTCCTTTGTTGTTAGTTAAAAATCTTTAATAGTATTCTACCATTATATCTAATTCGGCATCTGCACCACCATCACTACCAGTATTGCCACCAGCGTGACCAATATATATTCCCCAACCTACACCTGAATTTGCATCAGCAATCCAACCCACAGAATTATCTACAGTTACATCAATATTAGAAATCCATACCATATTAGCAGTACCCCCACTACTCGCAACAATATCAGAATCAGCAGTTTGAGCATTTTGACTTCTTACTTTTATACCAGCATTATCTTCTGCATTTGCTCCTAGCAATTCAATTCTATCACCATTTAAAGCTGCTCCACTAGCAGTAGTTAAAGTTGCTGATTTATATATAGAAAAAGTAGCAGTTCCATTTGCACTTAACGTAATTACTTTTACACTTATTTTACTTATATAACTATAAGATGGAATATTAAATAATGAATTTGTATGAGCTGCATCGTGTTCAGCTGGTGTTCCTGTATATGAATTATTTAATAATACTCTAGCAGTTTTATATTTTATAATTCCATAATAACCAATCTTAACTTGATAACTATCAGTAGCTGCTTCTACATCGGCTTCGTATCCAATCAAAGTATTATTTGACCCGCTTGTAGTTAAATTTCCAGCACCAGAGCCAACTGCTACGTTATAAGTTCCAGATGTAACCGCTGATAATCCAGAATCTCCAACAGCAACATTATAAGCAGCTCCATTTAATACTCCCTTAATAGTATTTCTACCAATACCTATATTATAATTTGATGTTGAACCAGACCAACTACCCCCAATAGCAGCGTTCCCAATCGCAATGTTACCTGTACCACCAATAGTACCCGTTCCAGACATTGCTGCAGCACCTATTGCAACGCTTCCAGCTATTAAACCACTTCCCCCAAAACCAGCCTGATAACCAATAAGTACACTATCATCGGTTGAATTATTTGAAGCTGACCCACCAGAATGAGAACCAATTACCACATTCTGTCTTTCATTTCCATCCGCTCCATCAAAGGCTTTATAACCTATAATTGTATTATCACTCCCCCCATCTAAAAGTTTAGCTGCCTCATATCCTATAACAGTATTGTGGGTATCCGTAGATGTTGTAAGTAGAGCATTATACCCAATCGCAACATTTCCAGCTCCACTCGTCAATGCAGTAAGAGCTTGATGTCCGATTGCTATTGTACCAGTTTGAGGATTAGCAGCAGTAGCATCTAAGGCTTCAGCTCCTATAGCTATATTGCCTGTAAAATCTCTATCTGACCCCGATGAAGAAGATGCATCTCCCATATCTCCACCAAGTAAAGCATTTCGCCCTACTGCTACATTGTCATCAGCACTAACAGTATCAGAACCAGCATTTTCACCTTCATCCACTCCATACATAGCATTATATCCAACTGCTACATTCCCTGACTCAGTAGCATTTGCAGAATCAAGAGTATTATTACCTAAAAGAACATTGTACGACCCACTAACTAGGTCAGTAGCAGAATTTACACCGATTGCAGTATTTGCTTCTGTCCCAACGAGGTCGTTTAAAGCATATGACCCTATCGCAGTATTATAATCTCCAGTAGTTAAAGATACACCAGCATTTGACCCGATTAAAGTATTCGCATTAGAAGCTCCACTCATCGCATATCCAGCAGAATATCCCATCACAGTATTGTCACTACCAGTTAATGCAGTTCCTCCAACCAAACCACCCATAGTAGCGTGTCCGACTGAAGTATTACCCGTTCCAGTTGTTTGAGTTGCTCCTGAAGCATATCCTATGTGAACACTAGCTGCTGCATATTGAGTTCCTGTTGCTACTTTAGAGAAAGCAGCTTGATGACCTATCGCAACACTACCATCATTTTTATTATCATTTGCTGTAGCTAATGCTCCAGTTCCGATTGCGACATTAAAAGAACCAACTTGATTAATATGCAATGCACCATAAAGACTACCATCATAAGCACCTATTGCTACATTAGAAGCTCCAGTTGTAGTATTTGCTCCAGCAAAAGAACCAACCGCAACATTTGCATTCCCACTTATCATATCTTCAAGAGCTTTATATCCAACTGCTGTATTATATAAAGCAGTTGTAGTATCACCAGTTCCCATAGCCAATTCACCGATTACAACATTATAATCTGCTCCAACATCACCAAGTACAGCTTGGCTATCATCGACAAAAGCATTTTTACCAAAGATTGTATTACTAGTATTACCATCATTATTACTCAGACTGATGCGAGAGTTGTCATCAATTATCATTTTTGAAGTTTGATTTGTAATTATATTTACACTACCTTGCAAGACAGCTATACCATCGTGCTGGTCTCCATTTTGAGTAAAGCCAGGAACTGTAGCACTCATTGCTGAGTGCAGTACAACAGGAGATGTAGTTCCCCCATTATTATTAAATATCATCATAGCACTAGCAAGTACTAAATTGGTAGAGCCACCGTGAGCAAATCTTAATTGGTCATCTGAATACTCATAAATACCAGTATCTCCATCCCCAAAAACTAAACTAGGAGCTGTCAACCAAGTGGTATTAGCAGTTTTACTTAAGATTAAATTACCTGCTGAATCAATACGCATTCCTTCTGCTAATGTACCAGCTTCAGGCTTTGTTTTAAATATTATATGAGAACCACTATCATCGTGTGCATTAGAATCTGATGTTTCAATTCTTACATCTATAGCAGCAATCAACTTACTATCTGCATCAATATTTGTATCGTCTGCATTATCTTCATTTGAAAACCAAATACTACCCATTAAGGCATCATCACTTGATGAGTTACCAGCCAACTCTAAATTACCTGCGTAGCTAGAATTATAAATTGTTAATTTTGTATTCGTAGCAGCCAATCCTGACATTACAGAATCACTTTTGCCAATACCAACATTACCATCATCAGTAATACGCATTCTTTCTGCTAAACTAGCATCACCAGTCGTTGTAGCAAATACTAAATCAGTATGATTGTTACTCGAATCCCAAGCACTACCTCTACTATTATGAGCATATATTCTTGCTCCAGTTATAAGGTCATCACTACCAACAGTTGTATTTTCTGCTCCTTGAAATATAATTTCACCAAGTACATCATTGTTAGCCATTGGTTGACCATCATCTTTTTTCAAATATAATGCAGCTCCATCACCTACATTAGCACCACTTGCACCAGTATCTATTATTTGTACCTTTCCTGCTGAAGTAATAATCATTCGAGTAGAAAACGAACCAGCAGCTGCAAAAGACAAAGTACCATTTATTGAACCAAGTTTAACAGAATTATCTGCATTATCAGCAACAACTTTATATACTCCAGCTGTACCACCTAATTTAAAGTGAGCTTCGTGATTTGATGTAGCATTATAAACATTTAATCCACCTGCATCTGCAACACTTAATTCAAGATTGCCATTAACAATTTCATCGAAATTACCACTACCATCACCATTTACAGTTAAATCTCCATCTATAGTTAAGTCACCAGATATTGTTCCACCACCAGTTACTGGGGCAGACCTACTTAAATTTCTCATTCCTTACCTCCTAGAATAATGCTATAACTTTGAAAGCAGTTTCACTACCACCAAATGCAAACCCATCACAAGCGAATGGAACTATACCGCCAGGAGCAAATACAGCCGATACGGCAGCTCCAGGTATTACTAATGTTCCACCACCAGCTAAATAAAGAGTTAAATCTTCAGTCCCAGCAGGAGCGACTGCTCCCATTAATGCTCTTGATGTTGACGAAAATGATACTTTGGTAGCACTTGTTGCGGTTTTTATTTCAGCCGAAGTTACGGGTGCTCCCGATTCCTTTACACTCCAGCTTTGAAGTCCTTTTGCCATCTTGTTTCTCCTCTATGCCTTACCGAGCTTGACAATTCTCATGGGCATATGTTTGTTTAATTTAATTATTTAACAGCATAAACTGGAAGAGGAAAACTGATAGAAATATTTCTTTTATTACTTTGGTCATCAGCAACCTTTTTCCAAAACTCTCTCATGTAATATTCCTTTCCTTGAATATCACCTTGTAATTCTTTTTGCATTGCTTTCATAAAATCTACAACAGCAAGAGACAACATCCTATTCAAATTGACATGAGCAGACTCATCTGCAGTTGCTCCTGTCTTAGGTATTTGATATATTGTTATACTCTCACCAGCAGCTTCATCTGTAAGGTTTCCAGTCCCTATTTGTATATAACGAGCTGCACCTGCATCGGCAGTTAATGTATAATCTCCATCATTACTTGCAGAACCTATTACTCTAATTCTATCTCCATTTTCAAAATCTGCAAGTCCATCTCCAGTATCATATATATCATTATAACCAGAAGCGCTATCTCCATCATCATTAAAAGAAATAGTAGTCCCAGATGCTCTAGCTGTAGTAGTTTCTATAGCTTCAGCTACAAATATTTCACTTTCAGTAAATGATGTATATTCAATTCGTAATCCACTAGCAATATCTTCATTAGGATATATTAACTGAGTTCTTACTTTTTCAGCGGGAAGTCGTATTTTGTAAGAACCTAAAGTATCAATATTTCCACCATCTACAAATTGCCACAAATGAATATATCTACCATATAATTCATAATACCAAGTTCTATGTGTATCATAACTCATTATTCTGGGTCTGTATCCTCAGTAACTGTTGGGTCAAATACAAGTCTTTTAATTTTTTTGTATTTTGAATCTGAAGTATCTTTTACAGATATAGATTTTACTGCTACCATATCAAGTGGAAGCACATATTCTCTTTCACCATCTATAATATTTTGTTTATTTACTTTTAATTCTTCACCATGAGAAGACTTAATAGTATGGACTGCATCTTTTATCCACGCTAATGCTAAACCAGTACTATTAACACCAGCTCGTTCCATCATTTCTTTAACAGTCATTATGCTTGGTCATCTAGTATAGCTGCTACATGAGCATTAACTGTTGCAGCCCCCTGAGAAGCAGGTCGTAAATTTGCATCAAGAACACAACTCCTAGCATGTAAATCTGCAACTGTGCAATTAGGTGGTTTTATTATTAACATTTCTCCAGGCCCTACAACAATTAAATCTTTTTCATTAAAAACTGCATTACCAGCATCTAATACAAAACCTATTCCCTCTGTAGTGGTTGTAGATATATTCTTAATACATAACCATCTAAATATATCTGCAGTTGCTACTTGAGTTGATGAACCAATATATGAATCACCAGTGTCTAATAAATCTGTAGTTGAAGAGTCACCAACTACTGCAACTTCTGCAAATACCCATTTATCATTAGCATCAGCTGGTTCATAAATTAAACCTCCACTCATACTAGCTTTTATTTCATCTAATAATATTGATGCTGATAAACTTGATGATGCTTTATCTGCCATTGTTATCTCCTATATTGTCTTTGTGGTTGCGGAGCTGGTTGTGCTTTAGGTTGACTTCCAGCCATAGCAACAAATGCATTATTATATTGCTCATTTAAAGTTTTTGCTCTAGCTTCCATCCATCCATAATCAACAACTGCTTTCTGTATTTTTGCACTATAATCTTGTAATTTATTCGATACTTCTGAAGTATACGATTGTAAATCTGAATTGAATTTAGCAATTTTACTTTGATTATCCTGCTGATAAGATGATATTTCTGCTGAATATTTTTGTAGTTTATTCGCATCGTTCTTAGATGACAATTGAGCATTTTGTATAGAAACTTGTAATTGAGCCTGATACTCTGCATTTTCTTTATTAAAACTTTGTACAGCATCCTGTACCTTTGCTTGAAATTCTCCTATTTGAGAATTAATTGTTTGTATTCTTCCTGCTAACATCTCTGGGTCTTCCTCTACACTTATCCAATTTTCAGCATCTCCGAAATTAGGAACAACTGTAGGCCCGGAATATGTAGGAGCATCTGTAGTAAATGAAACACTATCACCACTTAAACTTGGTAAGTTTGGCACTGATGATAATGATAATGAAGAAGGAATTGATGGAAAAGAAATATCACTTGGTAAATTTTTAGAAGATAAAGCAGCTTGTAAAGATTGTATAGATGCATACAAAACAACTAAATATACTTTATCATCAGGAAAATATCTAATAGTACTATCACTATGAGCTAAAGCATTCCCGTTTACATTATTAACAGGAGTTTTATTAACATAATAAATTCTATATTGACCAGAAGAACCTGATGGAGCAGGAAATACTAAAACTGCACCATATTGACTTAATATATAAGCAGGACTATATGCAGATGCATAATGTAAACTAGTTGAATCTGTAACTCTATCTTTTAGACCTATTGGTATTTTTCTACATTCTCTCCAATCATCATTAGTTCCAGATTCTCTCATCACATGAAGTATTTTACCTCCATCAGTAGATAATCCTCCCTGCGATGATGATTCAGTTGATTCTACTACAAAATATTCTGCATCTTGAGGTCTAGCAGAAAGACATCTACTAGTTACATCAATAACGCCATCTTTTAAAAATGTCGATAACTCAGTCTGCCCAGGGTCAGTCGAAGAAGAACTTATTGATAAGTTAGTTAATCCGTTTACTTGTGCTTCAAAATCTGCCATAATTTAAATCTTACAATGTGTGGGGGCTAAAGTGCAATACCTCAGCCCCCCATTTTTTTATCTTTATATTGTGTTATTAACCACAAATTTCAGATTAAGCATCAACGCTTACAATATCAGCAGCTATCACACCGTAACCAGTTGCAAACCAATAAGTTCCGTTGCAATGTATTTCAATGCTGGAACCTATTGTTGATGCACTAGCACCCCATGATATACCATCTGACAAAGCAACTGTAGCTTCAGTATGACCTATTTCCACAAGATACATTTTATCTGCATCTGGATAAGTCGCTGAAGTAGCTACACCACCAGCAGCTACGCCAAATCCATTAATTTCAACAGAAGCGTCTGCTGCTGTCAAAAAGAATTTAGCATGCCACCCAGCAATATCACTAGAGAGTTTAGGTAAACTGATAACATAAGTACTGCTACCTTGGTCTACATAAAACACTTTACCAGAATCACTACCATCAAGCTGTTTAGCTTTTGTAATCGTTTCAGCTACTTGATAACCGTGTGAAGGGTGACTACCTATTTTTACATTAGCCATTAGTCACTCCCTTAAACTAGCTCTATACTTACAGCATCTAGTCTTACAATATTCTCAGCGTGTGAAACACTCCAATCAACATTAAGAGCAACAGCCAAAGCACCAGTTGTATCCTTAGACGTTAATGATGTAGCTCCTATAACATGAACAGCACCTAAAGCATCAGTTCTAATGCTACCAAAAGCTTCCATAGTTCCAGAAGAACCTACTTTTGTTACATGAACATCAGCCCAAGTCCATACTATGTCAGAGTCAGCAACATCAAGAGCAGCTCCAGTACAAATAGCAGTTCCACCAAAATTAAGAACTGGTGTTAATGTATCTGTACTGTTATTGTCAGTAACCGTGCAAAAAGCTTTGATTCTAACAATATGACCTACTTCTAGAGTATCAGCTGGGATACTGTATGAAAATAAATCAGCAGCAGTAGTTGAAGTGTGATGTGTTGGTTGTGAAGCATCAGAGAATAACTTGCGAGATAACGATGTATCAGCTTTATTTTGTCCGTACATTGGATTAGCCATAATTCAATCTCCTTTAAGACCAGTATGCATGAGCTTCAGGCATCTGAAACTCCATACCAGCTTCGGTTTGGATTAAGTCAACCCTACGGTCAACGCCACTATTCTCTAAGGTTTGGACACCTACATAGACAGCAGTATCACGATTCAAGCCATTACCAACAAGAGGTCTGTAAGAACAATACCTCATGTTACAAGCAAGAATCTTAATTGGACTACCATCAAGATGGATATTACGTGCTACATTCATGTCACCGTAAGGTGTAGAAATAACAGAAATATCAACTCCAAATACCTTCTTTTTAGATGTCAGAGACATATCAGCTCTAAAGTTAGGTGATACTTCAAGATTGTTACTAAAGTAACCACTTAGTTTATGCAACCAGTTATAGGTAGCTGTATCCACAAAGAACAATGATGCATTAGCATTATTGTATCGAGGGTCTAAGAAATTACTAAGGTCTTGTAAGAAATCATCTTGAGTTTTACTCGCGTGAGTTAAACTAAAGACGTTACCATAGCTTGATATGTAATCAACAGCACCTTGTGTGTACCATTCATTACCTGAATCATATTGAGAACCAAACAAAATACTTTGTTCAATATCCCACTTATGTTCAATCAACTTTTCACGCCAGATTCTTGCAAACTCATTTGCTTCATACTTTAGCACGGTAGCACGAGTTGTGTTATCCATTGCCATAGCTGTTTTCCAAATTTGAGTACGCCCGTAACCTGTCGAGAAAGGTTGGTCTTTCCAAGTCTCTGGATAACCAGAACCTTGAGCGTGAGAACTTCCAATTACATATGACCTGTAATCTTCAAGTCCTGCTCCATTGTCTTCACCTTCACCAGAAATACTTACATTATATGTAGAATCTCCAGCAGGTGCAGCGGAATCAACTCCAGCAATAACATCATGACCAGCGTCTTTTGCTTTTACAACAATTCCTTTAAGCAAAGCAGCCTCACCCTCATCATGAGCGGTAGGTGGATTTGTTGATTCATCTTGTAAAGTAACTTCTTGTACTCTGATGATTGCATAAGATGCAGTTTTTTGTTTAGCAGATAAGCTAGCAGACGCATTAGCAAAATTTATTCTTACCATTTGGTCTTCAAGATAAAATTGTGGTTGTGTTCCTGCTCCTCCTATCTTTACTTCATTGCCAGAATTACCATAAACACTTGATAAATTACCAGAGTGTTTGTAGTCAGACATCATTTTCACATATACAACTGTTCCTACTGTTTCATAACTATTTAATTGAGTATCAATATCAGTACCATCTAAAGTTTCAACCCAAGTACCATTGTCATTACTAAAGGCAACAGGATAAGCATATCTCTTGTGAAAAGAAGGTCGTCTTTCTGTGAATTTAAACTCAGGGTCATCTGTTGGTTTCTTCGATAGTTTTGATACCATTCTGAAAAAAGGGTCTGAAGCTATTGCTAGTTCAGAGACTCTATCTCCAAAATTGTATTTTCTACGAAGAACACCAGTATTGAGGTCTTGTCCGTATAACGGTTGCCCAGAGGAACCACCAGACGAGGCATCAGCAGTTGACTCGAGTTGAAATAAGTCAGCCATAATTAGCTCTCCTTATTTTAAGGTTAAAGCACTTAGCTAATTTTTAGCCAAATGCCGATTCTAGTTCGGAATCAATCCCTAAGATAGCTTCAAATATTTGGTCTTCAGGTGAAGAATCGTCATTCCTGCTAGCGCCACCTATAGAAGATGCGCTTTGAGGTTTTTGACGAACTCTCTTCATCTGCTCAGACATATCTTTTCTAGCTGAATCGGCTACGTTTTTATCACGATTTTCACGATTCTTTAGATAATAAATATCTTCTAAAGAAAGTGTTCGTGAATTAGCATAGTCAACAAGTTCTTTCCATTGTTCATCATTTACGTCATGTTTCGCTCTAAACTCTTTTTCAGCCGAAAGTCGATTACTTTGATTTTGTTGTTCTGCTTGATGCTTGTTCAGGCGTTGACTAACAACACCATCAATAGTAGCTTGCAGAACTTTTGCTGAATCTGAATCAGTATTACTAACTGCCTCATCAGCGTCAAATATAAAGTCATCATCCAAACCAAGTTTCTCCGTTACCTTTTTGGGGGTTGAACCACCACCCTCAAAGTAGTCTCTTACATAAGAAACTAAATTGGGGTCTTTTTTCATTGCGTCAAGAACGGGTACATATGGCTCTAGTTCAGATAAACGAGTGTTAAGTCGTTGTGCCTCTGCACTTGAATCACTATACCTCTTTTCCCAATCGTGCTCTTGCGAATTAGCCTCTGGACTCATTTCTGAGGTTTCAGATACTTGTTCACTTTGCACTTCAATTGCTGGTTCGTCTTCCGGCTCTAGTATACCTTGATTTACCTTACGGTCAAGAGCTTCAAAAAAATCGTCAGCTGTATTTGGCATGTCAATTTTAGGGCTATCTATATCAAAATCTTTTGAATCAGATAGGTTGTCTGTTTTTTGTTCAGCCATAATTTCTCCTTAATTTAAGTTAGCAATAATGAAAAAAACAACTATTCTTTAGCAGACTTAATATTGTCTTTTCTTACAGTCGCTGCCAGTCCTAGTTCTTTCATTTGCATATTTGTTTCGTTTTTAAGTTTTTCTCTATATGCCGATTGTGCTGCTTCTGTTTGCATCACATCTTTTTGTATAGACATATCAGCATCTTTTACTTTTTCTTTAATGCCTGATTGTACTAATTGTCTTTCTAGTGTTTCTATAGTACCATTTCTGTCTTTTACAATTTGGTCTAGTTGTTCTAATTGGTTTCTTAATTGCATATAAACCGATTTACGTTTTATTATTGCTTCTTTATTTCTTACATCTGTTTCTTGTAACATTGCAATATCATCTATTAATCCAGATTGATACCACTTAAAATATTCTTCTAATAATGCCCATCTATTTAATGGGAGTGTAGAACCTCCAATAATTCTTACATCAAATCTTGCAGTTGCATAATCATTCCATTTCTTTACAGAGTTTCCTAAATCATCAAATATTGGAACATTGATTTCTACAATTTTTTCTTCATTTATATTGTTAGGTTGTACAATTCTAAAAACTTTATGAGCTAAATAAGTATCTTGCGCCCAATCTTTAAAGACCATTCCTAAATGTTCTAAAGCAGGTTCTATTACATTCTGCATCCAAGATTTAATTCTTCTTGTTCCATATTCATCCATTTGCAGTAATCCACGATATGTCTCTGGGCCACTTCCACTATCACCTTGCATTGAAGAATAAACCCCTGCTACATATTCCATATCAGCTTTAGCGTTCTGGGTAATGCCGTAAAAAGCATTGTTTAGTGGAAGGGGCTGAACTGGAGTAGGAGGGGCAAAACCTTGTCTATATTTCAATAATGCACCGGGAGCAGATGAGTACTTTTCCCACTCTTCTTCAGGAACAGAGCCTTCTTCATACATCCATCTTAAATTAGATGCTAAGTTAGCATTGTGTATAAGAATTTGATGAGCCTTATTTAATTCTTGTTGTTTTCCAACTAGTGGATTTACTGCACTCATTGGATATGGAGTTCCTGTGTATTGATATACAAAAGGAACTATAGGATAATCTTTTATTGGAAGTATTTCATTATAAAGAAGTTTGTCTCCAACAACTATTGTAAATCTTATTCTGTCTTCATAAAAATCAATTGCATCAACAATAGTACCTGCTATTGTTTTATTTTTTATCATTATATCGTATTCTGCTTTTGTAACAACACGATTTTCTATTCTAGATTCAGCTTCTTTTAATTTATTAATTAAAATTATTCTTTGTTTTTCTATTGATTCTTGTGCTTCTCTACGAGCTCTTTCTATTTCTAGTTCTGCTCTTTCTTGTATAATTTCACCTTTTTGTACAGATTCAGATAATTGTAATGCTTTTTCTTCTACCTGAACCATCATTTCTGATTCAAAATCTTTTAAATCTACTTCTACTTGCCTTTCAATAGATTCCATTTCAGATGGCCCGGGCGGTAGATTAATAAAAAGATTCATAAAAGAAACTTTTTCTTTACTATAACATTCGTAATAATCTATAACAACATCTTCCTGCCCTTTTGCATCCCAAGATTCAGTAGAAGTATCTGCTGGGAATATTATATCTGTTTCTATCATATCTCTATCAGAATAATTATTTTGACCAGCTGAATCACTATTTGCATTTTTTATTTGTCTTACTTTATCTGGAAATAATTTCTTTACCTGTTCTTTAGGCATATCTTTTCTAACCATGATATAAGTAGCATCCCTGAAAAGAAAGTCTCTAGATGCAGGGTCTGGATAAATATCAAAAGGTTCAACTCTTTTAAATACGACTTCTCCTAATCCTCTATCTTGATTAGGGTCTACATCTACTTGTAGATAACCAACACCTTTAACAAGAGCATCTTGTACTACTTGAGCATAAATACTATCACCATTTGAATTATACCAACAATAATCTGCTATATCAGAATGTACAGCAGCTACATCTGCATCACTTCCCTCAGCTCCTACAGCTTGCCATCTAGGGGTATTTGCAGTTGCAAAGAACTTCATCATCTCAATAACAGGAGTAATCCTATTAATTGTAAAATTTGGCATACCAGCAGACTTTAATGCATCTACTTCTTCTTCTGTAAGCTGTTCTCCTAAAAAGAACTCATAGGCTTGTTGTGATATATTTTCCCATTTCTTTCTTCCAAACCCATTTGCCTTATTATATAAATCGTGTATTTCGTCTACTATTTTTTTGTTACCTCTAGCCATTAGTTACCTTCTAAATATGTTTGATATAAATTTTTTGCTTGCCTATTATAACTTCCAGTGCTTTGTGGAGATAAAAGACTTGAAAAAAATCCTTCACTAAGAGTATTTCTACCTGCACCGTAATGTTGTCCGATTCCATGTAACATTTCATGAAATATTGTTTTCATTTGTTCTTCTTTTCCTTTTTCTTTTCCATATCTATCTTCAAACCAATCTAATGGTTGTACTCTCATTGTAGTTTTACCAGTGTATGCTTTTTTAACATTACCTATGATATTATCATATTTAGTTCCTTCATGCCATTTTTCAGACCTATACGTACCTCTAACTCCAGCTACCATATTTTCAGGAATTGGGTCTTCAAATTTTAATTGTAATCTTTCATCAACAATAGCATCTAATAAATTTTCATAATCTTTTTCAGCTTTCATTGCGCCATAGAAAGGTATTTTATATCCTTTTCCATATGGAGCTATCTTTCTAATAGCATTTTTTATTTCTGGAATTGCTAGTTGCAGAAGACTAATATCTAAAGTTGATTTTGAAAGAGCTTCTAATGGGTTCATTATCCTCTAATCTCCACATGAACTAGGTCATCGAAGCCATTGTCTTTTATTTCGCCATCACTATCCCAGTCGCCGCCCCAGCGTAAATCTACTTTTAATTGTTTACCTATTCCACGAAGCATACCACCCATATAATGAAATCGTTCTCTGTCTTCCCAGTCAATTGGGTAGGGAGCTAAGTCCACTGCTTTTCCTACTAAGTGCTTACTGTACTTAGTCTTTGATTTTCCTTGAGCCACCAATTCATCTTGTCTAGCCTCTGTTCTTAAACCCTCGATAATAGTAACATCCATTATCTTAATAAGCTCATTTAGAACATTAACGAGTTCTGGCTTAACTCCCTTTAATCTTTGTTTTGACCTTTTTCCAAATCTAGGCATTATTTTTTCCTCTGTTGTGAATATAAAATATCTGCTTTTTTGCTTACATGAAATTTTCTTGGCGGTATAAAGCTCTGCCAATATGATTTTTTTGCTCCACCATCATCAAATCCTTGAGTTCCAAGTTCTCCTTTCGATTTCATTGAAAGACTACTTGTGCTTTTAGGTAATGATATATCGTGAGTTTCTTTTGTTGCCATTACGCTACTATCCAACTTTTAGCTTTTTTAATTTTTTTCATCCAATTATCCCTTTTATCTTTGTGCATATTAGGCGGAAACGAGTGTACACAAGCATAATAAAGACTCTCTATTGTGTCATCATGTGACATTTTAGGCCCGAATGTAACTATTTCATGCGATAAATCAAAGTGAGACTCTCTTAAATGTACTAAACCCATCGAAAATCTGCCCGAAAGTCCACTATAGATGCGATTTAACTTGTTTGTACCACCCGGTTTCTCTGGTATAACTGCAATTGAGAACTTATTTAGTCTCCTTCTTTCATCATTTAATGCTTGAAATATACTTCTATTCATAGCAACATCTTCAACAGTAGATGATGTGCAGTGATATTTATCATATAATTCTATAATATAATCTACAACACCTTTTTTACCAACAATGTTCCCATCAACTTTACTTCCTATAGTAGGAATGGCCCTATGTCTTTCATACTCCAGTACATAAACATTACTTTCAGGGTCTATTGCAATAACCATTATTACACTAAAGTCAGAAGTTTTAGTATCTATATCTGTAGCTGGGTCACATCCTATAAATACATTAACTGGAACTTCTTGGTTATCTTTTATTAAATAATTAACTCCTTCTCTATGTTCATAGTAACCTTCCCAATATTTTAAATGTTTTCTTGTCCATACTGAATCATCTTCACTTTGTACTTCCATCATATATTCTTGATAGAATTTTGTACTTTGTCCAGAGTCTATATAAAACTTTTTCTTTTCTTCTAGTTTCTTTTTATTGAAAAATGAAGACCATAAGGATTCTCCATTAGGTAAGATTGCCTTGTAAGTAATTACTTTCCAAGCAAATTCTTTATTGTCTTTTTTAGCTTTTGCGTGGTTTGTAAGAAGATTGTTGATAAAAGAATCGTAGTGTACAGGAGTACCATTAATACGAAGACGGCCAGTATGAGGCTCGATAGCAGGGTAAACAACGGCAGTAACCAGATTAGCGTTTTTATCTCTTGAGTCTTGCGTAAGTGTATTTGCTTCATGCTCGAAGTCATCAAGGATGATAAGGTCATATCGTTTATGGAGTTTTGCTCCACCCCGTATCCCAGCGACATTACTCTTGGAAATGAGTTTACAACCATTTTTTAACTCTATGTCTTCTTCTGTCCATTTTTTCCCTTTAAGGTTACCAAAATAGTATTTAATCCTATCATTAAATTCAAGATGATGCTTGACATAATCCATATTACCCACAGACAACTTTTGCGTAGCTGATACCCAAGCATAGAACAAGAAATTTTCTTCATCATTACAAAATACGAAATCTTTTAGTATAGATGCTTTAGTTAAAACTGTCTTTCCATGACCTCTAGGAATGATAATAGCAAGTTGTTTACACTCTACATTATCAATATAGTCTGCCATTTCATAGTGAAAAAAAGGAGTCTCACTACGCATAAAGTCATCAGGTAGAAATAATTTACCAAATGCAATTAAATCCTTATGAGCTAATTGTAGAGCTTCTTCTGCTTCTGAAACATTCTGTGTATTTATATTTGCCATCTATTGTAAATTTCATTTGTTCATAAGATTTGGAACAATTTCCATCTTTATGATGTATATACTGGTTCGGGCCTTTATTAGCTAAATGCCAATATCCAAGAACAGGTACTAAAATGATTTGTTCTTCTTTTTGTGTTCTTTCCATTGTTTTCTCTTATACTCTAAAAATTTAGCGCCTTCATAGGGATTAAAGATAGTAGTAATTAATCTATTATCATCATCTTCATAATATGGGTCTATAATAGTAACAGGAGCATTAAAGATGTTTCTATCATCTAATCCTAGTTTTTCAGCATAACCATCTATTATTTTAAATGATGCTACTTGAAGAGCATGACTTATAAGACCACTAGCTGGGTCTTTTAGTACTTGGTATCCTGAAACATGAGTATGTCCACAAGTAAGTATGTGGTCTTTCCATCCCATCTGAGCTGCCTTTGCTACACCATGAGCAGTATTCCACATTGAATTACCTTTGAATACATGCCTGGCATTAATTCTTATTTCTTTATTATTTGGAAATATAAGATTAAGTCTTGCTCCCCATTGTTCATATATGCCACTATGGTCTCTCATAATAAATTCTAGTGGGTCTCCATCACCACTCCATACATCATGATTCCCCGCTACTAGGTATAACCATTCTACACTATTAACAAAGTGTTCTGTTAATCTCCATGATTCTTTAGCTGATGTAGATTGTTGTCCATATAAGAAAGATAGTCTACCAACCCAGTTATTCTGTATATCTCCTAAATTACCAGCAAACAATCCTTCTGTATTATTTACTAGATTACATAAACTATATATTTGAGCTAAGTCTGTGCCATCATCATCTACATGAGGGTCACCAAAGTGAAGTATTCCTATCGGGCCTTTAGTATTAATATTAACATTAATGAGCTTTCTAGATTTTTTAGATTTTATTTTTTGGTCAAATTGCTTTGTTCGATGTTCTATCAGTTCATCAATCGGAATATGTTCTACTTCTCTTGTCTCTGTTTCAAATTGGGCTTTTTCTAATATTTTTGGATTAAGGAATTTCTTACCACAACCATTACACATCCACCTCTGTCTTTTTTTTGTCTTCCAATACTGCCATCCATCTTTCTTAATTTGCCTAGTACCGCATGTAGGACATCCTACAATGTTGCCTTCCGCATCTTTTCTTAACATTTAAGACTCTTTTTCTTTAGTATCTTCGACTAGTTCTTTTCTTTCTACTGATTCTAACTCCTTTGGACTAAATCCCTGAAACATTCCTATTACACCAACTTCTTTTTGTTTAACTGTATTTCCTAATGTTCCAAGAGCTTTACCTAATTCTTTTGCAGACTGTAAGACAATACCATCATCTTCACTAAAGTCTGCTAAGTCTTTTAACTTTTGAAGTATATACTCATGGTCAATACCAAGTTCTTTAGCTACTTCTAAAGCAGTCCTATCTATTTCTTTCATTATTCTCTCCTGTTTTAAAAGCACAGCTGCTTTCTTTTTTGCATTATCTTGATTTTCTTCATTAAATGCTGTCATATAAGCCTTAACAGCTCCCATACCAACTACAACATTTGTTGCAAACTCTTTTTCTTTGTTAGTAGGCGTAGTACGTTTCCGCACTCTAGACGATGGGTTTTTTATGGTCTTAGAAAAAGTGTATCTGTTAGCATGAGAGCTGAAATCAGTATCCATAAACGTATTATCACGATTAATAAATGTTCCAACTATTGTTCTTACCCATCCTCTTGCAAATTTATAATTCTTCCTGTCGCCATGATGTTTTACCTTATGAGCAACTTTTAATAATTGCACAATCCTGTTATCATCACTTAGTACCCAGTCTTTCTCATTGGCAAATCTCCAGTTTTCTTTTATCTCTGGAGTTCTTGGAAGAATATTTCTGTAATATTCTCTAAATTCTTCTATATTGTCAAATACATAATGAGATACACCTTTAATTTCTCTTTTCTCCAATCTTCCTCTCCTTCAACTTTTCTCTTAATTTATTGATTTCCATAAATAAATCATCTACTAATTCATTCACTTCTATTGGTATCATAAATTTTTTACCATTTACTTCTATAGGATGATAATTATCCATCATACTTTCAAGTATTGACTCTTGGTCTTTTATTGGTAATAAACCCAGTTCTTTTAATTCTATCGCCATACTATATATACTATGTATATGCCGGGCCTACAATATCTCTTTCGGCCCCCCTGTAGTCCCCCCAACTTAATACACTTGTCAAGTACTTGTCAATGCCCAAGTTATTTTCTATAAAAATTATAGGATTTTGTTATACAGCCATAAATCGGCTCGTGTACCCCATATCGGGATTATGAAATTCCGTTTTTTAGTTATTTTCTTAACCAAATGAAAAGGAGTAAACCATGGAAATACTATGGCTACCAATTAATGGTAAATTCGTTGAGGTATCACTTGAGATATCCGTAGACACCTACAAGATTGATGGGAAAGACCATCACATCGTGAAACATGACAGTAGTGGGTTTAGGTACTTAGCAACCGCAAACGCAATCACCAAGATGAGGGATGACTCAGCAAAAGTTGAGGCAATCATGAGTGCCTAATTGAGGGGGGATTTTCCCCCTTTGGGGGAGAGTGTATAAGGGCAGTGGTGAACATAGCACAACGTATTGGAACCGCATAACGTCATGTGACATCATATGGTTATTAGTAGCCACTCCCTTTTATATAGTATAAGATTTAATAACACTTGGGCATAAACTATAGGAGGTTCTATAATGGGTATTGTTAAGAAACTTATCACAGAACTTAGAACAGAGATATGTGATGAAGAGTATCTACTGCTATCACATGATACAGATGAAGTCATAGATGAAATGAGTGATGTTTATAGTAAAGAAGAATTAACTGAGCAAAAGTATAATAGAGAGCAACATAAAGGTAAGATAGATGGATTAAAGAAGGCAGTATTTATATTGGGTATGTATGCTAAGAACAATAGTTATCATTCACAAAAAAATATTAACAGACATAAAAAATAATAAAGGAGTAATAGCATGAGAACCAAAGTATTTATCAATGGCAGAGAATTTTCAACATATCTATCATTTACAGAAGAACAGTTTTCTGATTTAGGAATGCTTGCTCGTGTGTTACATCAAGCTGACCCAAATGAAGATTTAAGTATAACTATTCTTGATGACTATAAGACAAAATCATATCAACCATACAATTCAAAAAACCATAAGGATAAATCATGAAAATAAATAAATGGCATCAATCTATACGCAAACATATAACATGTGCTGATGGCACAACCTTTTCAATACAAGCAAGTGACTTTCATTATTGTGAACCAAGAAAAGTATTTAAAATAGAAGATGAAGACTTTAAAGGATATAAATCTGTAGAAATTATGTGTGGAGAAGGACTAGATGAAGATATATTAGCAGAACATAATAGTGGCATGGG